TGTGTCACGGATAGGTTGGTTGGAGATGCAGGTGGTTGATTTAGTTCGCTGATAACCCGTGGCTGTAGTGCTAAACCCGTTTCGATGTTATCCCACTTGTCGGGATAGTGTGTCAGAGCGGAGACCTGGAATGAGCCGTTCTGTGTTTCGGTAACGCTGACCACTCTAAATAACTGTGTCTGTAATGCACTGCTATCAATTACAAATGCGCTATCAGTCTGTGGAGTGCTGGTAAATGCAGATTGGATTGTTAGTGTATCTCCTGTTATGTTTGCATTTCCGCTAAGGTTATTAACGTGTGTAACCGTCCGCCCTTCAGACTGTCCTGTTGGCAGTAGGCAGTAAATGGTAACGCCGAGTGACACGTTGATGGTAACAGGAGAATCAATGACTACAGTTGTTCCGTTTACCGATGCTATGCGACCACCAAGACGTGCTCCTGCTCGTGTTGGGTCTGACACACGAATGATTGCACCTGGTCTGCATACCATTCCACTATCAATGCCAACCTCAAAATTCACAATATCAGTCTCATACCGTTCGGAGAACATGAGCCATTTTCCTAGACGGTTTGCCTGTCCCTGGCTCTGGCAACCAACGCCTTTAACATCTCGTGTAATCAATCCGTATTTTGCGATACCGTCAGCATCCTCTACATACTCATAACCCATCTCCCTAGTTTCTGTATCAAACCATTCAACAACTACCGTAGTAGACCTCGACTTGACAGACGAACCGCTATAGTCGAAATTTCCATCAATTACATTAGCAGCGGTATAGTGATAACTCGGTTGTACGGGTCTATCCTGTGCAATGGTTAGGGTACCAGTAGACCAATAACCAATGGCACGGAATACGCTGAGCAGCGAATTTATGGCAGTAAAGGCATCCTGCACCGAGTTGATATTAATATTAAGCAGGAACCGTGGTTCGGTGCCACCTTTGCCGTTGCTGACTAATTGATTGCAATATTGAGAGGCAGAATAGAATGCCCACCTGTCTAATTGTGTAGCTGATATATGGTCTCCTGTTCCATACCGTTTAGTAACCAGCAGGTCGTAGAGGCACCATGCGGGATCTGCACACCAGGTAGCAGCCGCAAAATTGCCAGTCCACACACCTGTATAGGTAACACGTCCATTGCTATAGTCGACGGTAGCATTGTCAGGAATCAAAACCTTCAAACCTTTGATCCAGTATGAACGCTGCGGTACTGACGTGAACTGTCGAGCGTACAACCGCATCCCAATCAATGCTGTATTTGGATATGATAGTTTTGCACTAATTATTAGGTTATATGCTGCAATAAAAGTACGATTCTGAAGTTTGTCGAGATCGGTGCTATCTGCTGTTAGTCGAGTAACACGGATTGTCCTGCCGTTTACGTTAGCAGGTAGAGCAAATCCAAATTGTTTCTGGAACGGTTGTGATGTTCTACCACTAATTATCGTTTGTGTCTCTGGTACTGCAACTGTGTAGGTAGGACTGCCGCTGCTTGAGTTTACGCTATATTCAATCCGAAACTCAACGGTTGAACCATACACATCGCCCTTGTCTGTTAGTTGTTGCAGTGCAAATACTCCTAGACTAATTTTTATAAAATCAATAGTATTATCCAGTATGGGAATTAGTTTAACGCCACCATTTATTGCACGTTCTAGCGACTCATTTATGTCAACCTGTTGGTCAATGTCAGGGAAATTGGATAGCGGTTGCTGCGCTTGTGTACCTGTAGCAATTTGCACGGTAACGTCGCTGAATGTCGAGGTGCCGTCGCTTTGCACGAGTGGCAACTTATCAAAATAGATTGAATCCATCCCAATTATGTTGGTGACGGTAACAGCACTAGATGCTACTGTGCGAGACGTGTTAGACAGTACAGTAAATTGTGTTGCACTAATGACACTGTCAACTATACGTGCTCCGTTATCATCACTAGCACCGCCAGTAAATGTAAACGTACCTGCCGTTTTAGGGATTAGTGGTACTGGGGAACTGTGAGTAACGGTAATCGTTTTGGCGGACTGTGTATATGTTCCTGTGAAATTTGGGACACGAGTAGCCAGCCCTTCAATCTCGCCCTCTCCAATCAATTCGAGTACATCAATGTAACTGTCGTTAAATAGGTTATTAGGTACTACTGTCGGCCGATACGGTTCTGGTAGTTCTGGAAGTGCAAGTACAATTGGTGGCTGTGGTGGTAATACTATTAGTGGAGGAGGAGGTGGAGGAGGAGGAGGTGGAGTATAACCACCACCACCGCCACCAAATCCACCACCAATATATTTCTCGGTCATTTTGTTTTACCTCTCTCGTCTACCGTGATACCAAGGGATATGACAATACTGCCTACAATTGGCATACCATATTGAATTGGTAGTGGAGAACCAGGCTGGCTTGAATTGCTAATCCCTGAAAAGTTGTACGTTTTTTCGCCATTCTCTGTAGTCGCCAATTCAGGTTTGTTTTTAGGATGGTCATTGCTGTTTCCTTCGTAATTACCAAGGCTAGGACTACCAATGCCTGGTATTGGTGACAGTAGTTGAGACGTACCGCCAATCGATAATGCCTTGGCAGTACCGATGTCAATTTGACTTTGTGCTAAGCCAAACAATGTTAGTCCATCCAATGCTGCACCTTGTAGGACTTCACCACTAATAGCGGATGCAACCTGTGACCCGCTCGCCACTGGTATCAGGTCGATAGTGCCATCTCCAATGTAGTCACATAGTTGCAGGTCATGGATGGGCATACCATTTACAAGCACTGTCAGCCGTGTATGTTCGAGGTAGCCATGTAGCGCACTGAAATTTACTGACAGAAACCGCATCGCTTCAGATACGGAACGTACTGTCACTTCATAACAACGTCGTCCAATGATAGTCCGCAACCTGCCATAGAATCTAACTAGCATATCGGTATACTCCCTGCGTTGCTCGCAACCAGTAACCGTCATACGCATCCTCACTACTTAGCCTGTTGTATACCTGATGCAGTATACGGTTATCGCCTAGATATATTGCAACGTGGGTAGGATGCTGACTGTCACCGAGTGCCATGGCAATTACGTCTCCATACTGTTTAGATTCAGCAGGCACTCGCACGAACCCGTACTGGGCAGCATTAATGAACGGCTCTGGATGTACCAACCATACGTCTGGTTCAGGTCGTTCCATATCCATTAGTTCAACATCTCGCTCCCGTCTAAACCAATCCCATACCAGTGACCAACAATCGTTTTCACCCCAGCAAAATTCACGACCAACGAATGGTTTGGAGTAGCTATTTGGCACGAGTTCATACAGTTCATTGCTGTTATTTATAATCAACCATGGCAGTCCTATTTCTTCAGCGCATTGCCTATCTCTGTCGGATGGACTAACATCACCAGGATGGCTATGGACTACTGCTAATATCTGTCCTTTGTCCTCCGCATTTTTCCATTCAATCGGGTCTATCTCGAAATTGACAAGTGAATCACTGGCAATGTTCCTGCAACGTATGTACAGTTGACGACCAGAGAATACTATGACCAGCCCGCACACCTCGTTAGGTGACTCGTCGTGAATATGACTCAGTATGTGTTGACGTATTGTTTCATTAATCATTTGCGTTGCCCTATCCCTGGGAAACTACCAAATGGCAGTGTTCCGCTAAACCGCTTTTTGCAACTACTTAACCGTTTACCGCATACGTCCTGTGAAGCGAGCGTGACTGGATCGTTATCCGAGTTAAAATAATTTACGCCAGAATAGCTACATTCAGCAGAGCGATATACCCACTGACATAGGTTGGCAACCACCTGCCGTTTTGGTATTCTGACGTTAGCCAGGTCAAGAGACGATGCTAGTTCCCATTGTATGATGTCACGGTTCTCCCGTAGTTTGCGGTCAATATAGAACACATCGTCTGGCATACGAGCATTAGGGTCAGCAGTAGCACTGTACTTAATATTAATATTGCCGCTAGTATTTGGTTGGTCAGGAGCGGTATAGGTGAAGTTGTTGCCGTTTATGCTAGTTACCGTCCGTAGTCCAGCGGTAGCAGTACCAGATGTTGGTGCAGCATATATTTTGTTGCCAACCTGTAGCGTATGCCCAGATACTGTGACGGTTACTGTTGTTGTACCTGGTTGACTGTAGGTGCCAGTGTAGGTGACAGGATAGTTAGCAGCATCAATGAATTTAGCGAGTGTCCTGAGCCTTGTGATTTTTGCTCCACCAAGGTCGTTGCCAGGATTAAACCCATTGGCTATCAGCAACAGTTGTGTCCCGATATCGCTTAGATTCGATATTGTCAACTGTGGTCGTGGCAGTGAACCACTGCTCGTATATTCAAACCCATTAGCTGTTATTGGTAGTCGAGTATAGGTATTCTCATTAAAGGTCAGGTTAGCATTTAGCTGATTTACGCCAGCATGGAAATAATAGGTATCGCTGCTATTGTGCAGGTTACTGAATAATTTTAATTGGTATAGTTCAATTACTGCGGATGGTGCTAGTTTCTGAAGTTCCGCTTGCGCTTTACTCTGGATTAGATAGGTAGTACTACCGCTGACAGGGATTGGGTTGAATGTTCCATCAATAATTACAACACGACCAACGATGGTACCACTCGCATTTTTGTCGATACGGTATCCAGAGATATAAGCAGACTGCCCAGAGCCAGTACCACCCGTCAGGTCTACCTGCATCCCACGATATACAGAATCGTTATCGCTTGCAGTAGTAGCTAGATTGATTGTAGTAGATGACCCACCAAGGCACGTTCCTGTCGTCATGGTTCTGCCACCTCCTCAAACTGACACGATACGCTATTGATATTAAAGGCAATCATCGACTTCTGCCACTGACGGCATAGCCATTTTTTCCCGCTAACATTATCTGGTGTTGTCCAGTCAAATGATTCAACGCCATTTCGAGCATCAAGAAAGTCCATAATGTTGTCAGTCTCAACATCAGTACGAGCACTAAACGCTAACTGCCAGACCTGTAGGTTGGTATTCAGTCCATAGGCTAACCGTTGCTCGTAGCTATCGCCGAACCGAACAGAGCGGACACGTGGAGCATGAGTACGTCCAGCACCGTAGTCAGGAATGTAGCTAAATGTTGCCATTATCTAAGCAGCCCTCCTGGTCGTTGTTGTTTGATAATTTCTTCTTGCACTGCTCTAGTAATAGCACGAGCCAGCCTGTCTCCTGTTGGAGTACCGTCCGATTGCTGTGTAGTTCCAGCAGCCGTAACGTTAACGCTAATATTATTGACGTTGTTTGTTTGCTCACCGCCAGTAGCACCACGAAGTGATACTGGTATAGTCCGTCCATCTGGTAGCGGTACGTATGCTTCAGGCAATGAACCTTCACCAAACATTGCTAACTGTGGAGAGCGTGCAATACCGCCAGACGCATACCGCCCAAGGGCAAATGGTTGACGATACTCTATGGAATAACCAAGTGCTTTCTGAAATTCATTTGGAGCAAATCGGTTTTGTATTGGCTCATAGTTCAGGTCATAAACACCACCTACTAACTGCGCCATATAGTTTTGGTATTGTGATTCACGGTTCATTCTGTCGTACACATACTGCTGCTGTAGTCGTGCCGCCATTGAATATGCCTCATCCTCACCTAACCCGTATGCAGTCCGCAAGTATCCAAGGTTACGTCCAGTAAAAAATGTTTCAGCCTCTTGGTCTAACAGGTAGCGGGAGAACTCTTCATCAGCAAATAGGCTAGATTGTTGCTCTCGCAGTTTGGCTAGTGTCTCCTCTAATGCGTATTGATTGGTGCCGCCCTGCATTGCATCCATCATCGATGAGTATTGAATCCCAATATATTCGTTAATCAATTTATCAACAGTGTCACGGTATTCAGCATTGGCATTGTACTTCCGTGACTGCTCAGTGTCAGGTATTCCCGCCATATACCGATACGCAAAGTCCCAGACATTATCATACATTCCGTATGTTCCAGGGTAGTAAATACCACCATTGGCAAACCCCTTAATTGTGACAGGTATTGACCGACCATCAGGTAGCGGTACATACGCTTCAGGTTTACTGCCTTCTCCGAACATAGCTAACTGCGGACTGTTAGCAATACCACCTCTGGCATAACGTTGTAACTGCATCGCTCCATCTCGTGACATGATGCCACCATTAGCAAATCCAAGAAACGAAAACAAGCCGCCAAACAATCCACCACCACCACCAAACGCTGCCATGATTCCTTGGAAAATGGTTGCCTGTACCACCATCTCAATTAACCTCTGCAACATCTGGTTCAGGATGTTCATTACCACATTGTTTAACACCTCTCCAAGCGATTGCGAACCTTGGATTAGGTTCATTATTCCTTGTGAAATATTGGTGCTGATTATGTTGGCAATATCAGTCTGAAGCTGCCGCTCCATCTGCTTCTGTTGTAGTAACTGTTGCTGCGCTTGCGACTCTTGCAGGACGAGTTGTGGTAATTGCTGAAGCTGCCCAAGTTTCTCATTGTTCACCGTAAGTTCGCTCCGCTTAATTTCTAAAGCCGCTGCGTCCAATGTTCCTGATTCAATCTCCTTCTGCAATGATTGGTTCGCTGTTTCGAGTGATTGCATCTCCAATCGTGCCTGCTCTTCTACCTTGAGAAACCTATCAGCAGCAACTTGCGAAAACTGTTGTTCTAACTGGAGCCGCCGCATTGCTAGGTCGAACTCTTGTTGCATAACAGCAAGTTCCCCAGTCCGTGGATTAGTTAGATCACTTGGGTATCCAAACCGATTACCAAGCTGTGCTGTTCCTAGATTCATCTGTGCTGTCTGCAATCCAAGCCCTTGTATCTGCCCAGGGTATGGTTGTAGTCTTGAAAAGTCAACGCCGCCACCACCAAAGATTGATGCATTCTGGAACGGACTAAACCCAGAAAAGTTGGAATATGTCAGACCATTGGCAAACCGCTTGGTATCGAATAGACCAGCCTGTGCATTAGTGTAGTCAAACTGCCCTGGTGCTAATGCTGAACGATCGAATTGTCGTAACTGAGTACCATTGGCTAATGCGTATATTCGTTGGAACTGCGATACTCCCGCTGTCGATAACGAGACAGGAACGCCAGTGGTAGTATTGGCACCGCCAATCTGTTGTGCTGCCCGTAGTGCATCTGGCATGAACTGTTTGTATATGCCTTTAGTAAAGGTCGACCAGTCGGCAAAGCTGCCACTACCCTTGTATAGTCCAAAAGCAGCCCTAGCATTTGTCATTGGATCATACAGGTCTTCGTTCCGCTGTAATCCAAATTGCCGTCTACGTTCAGGACCCATGGCACCTAACATATTGATCTGCCATAGCCCATAGCTTTCATCGCCCGTCGCTGTATTGGGGTTCATGGCTCCTGGTCTTAGGCTTGATTCAGCCATTGCAATAGCCGCCATGATAGTTGCGTCTTTCTTATTAAACCCAGCACTCATAGCAAGCTCGATCACCTGACCGTAGGACAACGCACGTCCACCCAAGTTTGTTGCTCCTGTGTAGCTATAACTTGGTTTGTTGTCTCCAGATGGCGTGGTGCCGTCGCTAGTGAACCCACCCTGGTCTGTTAGTTTCAAGGCAGCATTGTTCAATCCCTCAACCCGTTTACGTTCGAGTTCAATTAACTTCTCCTGATGTCCCATCTCTAGGTCGTTTATTTTCTGTACATTCTGCAGATACTGATCCTGTACATTTAACCTATCAGACTGAAACTTCAGGATGTCGTCTTGCGCTTGCCGTTCATATCGGAACGCTTCCGTCCGTACATCAAATTCATTTTGCGTAATCTTACCTGACCGTAGTTGCATGGCAAGGGTAGCATCCTCCACTGCCCTACCTCTACGGAGTACCGCATCAGCCAGGTTCGCCTCAGCATCTCGTCGCTGCTTCTGTAAGTCAGCCTCTAACTGCTGCACCTGTTTCAGCGTATCGAGTCGTAGTTTGGCAACATCCCGCTCATAGCCCTCACGCAGGTTGAATATATCCCGCTCATACTGCGCTTGAGATTTCGCCAGTCTCTCCGCCTCTTGTTGCCGCTTTTGCGCTGCTTGTTCTGCCTGCTTGTCACGTTCCTTAGCAGCAGTACC